CAACTTTTCATGTCTATTAGAGTTATCAACAATATAAAAATCAAAATCTTTATTGGTTTGTCTTTCTATGCAACCCAAAGTTTTTTTAAGGTTTTCAAACCTTATATAAGTGCACATAATTAAAGCTGTATTTGACATATAATCCTATCATAGCATAGAAAGAGCCAGCCCAAATGGACTGGCCCTAACTATTTTTACTATTTACTTAGCCTTTGGAGCAGCCTTCTTAGCTGCTGCCTTCTTTACAGGTGCCTTAGCAGTCTTTAGAGCCTTCTCTACTTCCTTAGCATCTGGCAATACGCCAAACGCCTTGTCATTAGGGTTGATTGCTCTGATTGCTACTGGTGCAATTGCAGCAACTAGTGCTGTCCATAGATCCTTTGGATCTGTTACGCCAGCCATATAGAGTGCTAGACCTGATGCAAGTACTGAGCGACCATATGATGCCAGTAGTGCCTTTAGTTGTTCTGTATTCATTGTTTTCCTCCTAGGATATAACTCGTGTTAGTAATGTAAAGCCAATCCATAGACCAATAATTCCTGCGACTCCCGCAAAAACTGGTGGTGCTGGTACTGGCAATTTGAATGCTGCGAACACGACACCGCATCCAAAACCTGTTAATGTTGATAGAATAATGTCTTTCATTCAACTTCCTCTTTTGGTAATAGTTTAATAAGATCTTCATAGGCAGTAGCAATTTTATTCATAGAGTTGTAATTAGGTGCCATCGCTATTATGTCTCCGTACTCTTTAAAGTATGATATTTCTGGATCAACCTGCTCAACAAACTTAGATATACCTGATTGAACCTCTTCAATATAATCAAATGCGGAATCACGAGAATCAGAAAGAAACTTAATAAAGCTTTCTTGATGCACATTGTTATCTAGCTTATCATTAGATAGCATTAGCTGAGTAACTTTAGAATAGGCAGTAGCCATCTTTTTAATATCGTTCTTTAGTCTTAAAAACTTAATTGATAAAACTAATACTGAAAGCAAGGAAGCAAAAAGCAAAGAGCCAACAATCACTGTAACTTCTAGGATATTCATTAATTTAAAGCCTCTCTTGTAACTAACACTATAGCACCTTCCATCTCTAAAGCATTTTTAAGTTGAACAACATATTGTAATGCTGCAATCTTTTCATCATGCGATAATCCTACAAAGTGTCTTTCATCTAATTTTATCGTAAGAAAGTGCTCGTTGTCAATAAGTTGCACACCAAAACCTTTTGGTGCTTGAACGGCATGAAAAGCTCTACGCATTGAATCTGTATACATTACTGCTTATCTTTCTTATCTACATAATGAAATAAATCTTCTAATGATTCCCAGCCTAAATCTTCTTTAACTTCTAGTGCTCCAAGAAAAATATCCCATGTTTCATAAACATACTGTCTTGCCAATACCGTTGGCTCAACAAGTTCATTATCAATTAAAAATGCAATTGGAAGACCAATATCGTTGTATTCAATAAAGTCTTTAAAGTATTTATCAGACTTATAGTCCATCCACAGTTCTCCAAGGATGGCACATATTGAATCAAAGCTGGTTACATCTTCTCCATTGTTAGAGATTTCCACATCTCACCCCATTTTTCTTTTGTTCTATGCTTACTAAACTCTCTTGATATTTCACCATTCTCTAAGTATATACCACCCCATACACCCCACTCTTTGCCAGATACACCGTTAGCAAAACATATTTTTTGCACTGGGCACGATTGACACAGGTTGTCTATTATTGGTCTAATAAGCTCATCATCTTCATATCTTTCAAAGAATAAATTGGTATCTGTACCAAAGCAAGCACTTTCGTCTTTCCATAAGTGTTGCTTCATGGTTACTCCTTGTATTTATTTGGAATATCCCAGCCATTACGATCAGGTACGAAAGTCTTTGCCAAAAACCATTTACCATTACGACGAATTCCATTAATAGCAGTCTTGGCAATATCAGACTGCTTTGTTTCTACAACTGTCCAACCATCCCAATGCAAGTTGTTGTTCTTTGCAACAATCTTTTCCATTGTTTTTAAATCTTTTACAATCATTTTTACCCCTTTAGTATCGGAAAATTCCTACTTCAATGTTGTTTTTTTCTGCAGTTTTAACAAGTTTTGATACAGACTGATGTGGTCTGCTCAAGAAAGCAAGATAGTTTACACTAAGCATGTTTTCTTCAATCCAGGAAGAAGGAACATTGTAAAACTTAATCTTTCTTCCACGAGACTTCATTCCTCTTTCTGATAAATTACAAAACTCAGATACAAATGAGTTTATTGAAGCTGGTCCAGCAGAATAAACTATAAACTCTGTATCTCCATCTTGCATTCCAGAAAGGGCAACGCTCATAGCACGAAGAAAGACTTTATAATCATTAAAGTCATTCGTTCCATGCACTGCTACTATCATCAGAATTCCCATTCTTTAAGCTATCCAGTATGAATAGCATCTTATCAATATCTCGCTTTGACATATTGTTTGTGTCTACTGGCCTAACAGTTTCTGAATCTACTGATCCATCAACTGCATCTGCCACATAAAACATATTGTTGTGTACCCAATATGCGTTATCTTCTATTATCAGTACCTTGACAGTATTATTACTGACATGCTTTCTTGATTGAGAAAGTATTTTAGGTACCTCAAAAAGATCTTTTGGTAAAATGTTTTTTACTATTTGATGAATACTGCTTTGAGTATAAACAATTTTAGCAAAATACTTCTTACGCTTTTGTACTACTCTTATAATTATAGAGCAAAGGACTATAGATGTCAAGCCAATAAGCAAGGTTGATACCATTTTTAACCTCTAAAACTAAATGCGCTTCCAACCCATACTGTCTTTTTCTTTTCACGCTCAACAATACCTCGTGACCAAGAGAATCCTGCGTCTCCGCCCCATGCCAACCACATGATATATCCATTAGAAGGGTTTGATTGGTTTCCCCAATCCTTACCCTTCTTATCTACTTCATGGCGTGAGAAGTATGAGTACATTCTTTTAACAGTACTAAGAGATATAGTTTCTCCTCTTGCTAACTGCCCTGCACGAGTCCAGCCAACTGCAGTTCCTGCACCAGTGGCCTTGCCATCTTCTTTAAACTTAATTGCTTTACGAGCAGCTGATCTTGCTCCTTCTGGTGGTGAGTAACCTTCAGCCTTTGATACTGAATCTGTATCGTATTCAACTGTGTCATCATCTTCCCATAAGTCATCTGCTTTTGCAGCAGGCACACAATTAGGAACCATTTTGCCATTTTTTCCAGGCTTCATTCCTCTTTGTACATATCCATCCCAACAAGGTGCTTGCTTGCTTACATTGCCACAGCAATCTGACTTCATTTCTCCAGCCTGACACATTGGACAGTTATCACAGTTAACATTTAATTCTTTACACGTAGGACATCCACAACCTTCATATTCTTTTTTAACTTTATCGTCTTCATCATAAGATTTATATGTTCCACCACGTTTTTTATATTCTTGTGATACCCACGCATTTGCTACTGCTGAAGGATAAACATCAAACTTTGCTTTTGCTTCAGCAATAATTCTATTATAAAGCTCTCTGTTGGATGGCTCACTACCACCTTCACGCTCATCAATTATTTCTGCATAGTTAGGTTTTTCTGCTTTACCAACTGAGTTATCATAGGCGTCAGTGTTATTATTTGAGTTCATTGTGTGACCATCCAAGGTTTCTAATTTTGTAGCATCACTATACATCATGCCAATACTATATGCGGTTTCTTCCCAACCGCCATCTTCTTCTTCATAAATTCTTACAGACATTGCTGGGTTATCTGGTGGCATAGAGACAAGAGAATATTCTGATCCAGGTGTGCCAAGTGTTCCACCCTCTACCATTATGTGCTCAACCATTCCATGGATTATGCCTTCTTTGGTCATGCCCATGACAAAATTGCCTTCTTGTATGTTCAACATATAATCATTATATCAGAGTTCTTGAGAGTCTATGGTTCTTTTTAGCTCTTGCAAAGACCATCGCTCTTCTCTGGAAAGCTTCATAACCTCAGATTTATCATAAGATTTATCACTAATATATATTAATGGATCATCATTAAAAAAATCTATATTTACAAACCCTTTTTCCCAAAGAGCCATCAAGTCATTGTTTATGAAGTTTATATGCTCCTCATACAGCTCTGGCATTATTTCTTTTATTTTTGGGGTAAGAGAGTATAGTATTTCTCCACTCTCTGGATCAACACCAGCAAACTCTATGCCACCTTCAAGTATTAGGCTGTCTACTATTTTACTTATTTCTTCATCATTAAGCATTTACGAAGTCCAAGAATTCTTCACGAGTTTTTGCACCAGTCATACGTTTAACCTCTAGACCATCTTTAAGAAGTATATATGTAGGAACAGACTTAACACCAAATGTTTCAAAAAGCTCTCTTTCGTAGTCTGCATCAACAAATATAAAATCTATAAGTCCACCCCTCTTTAATTCTTCTGCTACTGGCATAGTTCTTTCACATGGTTTACACCATTCAGCAGTAAAGTAAAGTACGTGACTCACTTACCAGACTTCTTTCTTGCCTTAGCAAGTACATCAAAATCCTTTACCTTAGTATCACCCATATAGCCCCACGCATATCCATCATTAATCATCATGTCATTAAGAGATACTGTGTCTCCATTAATATATACCCAGCCTAAAATGCGACCATACTTTTCAGATGAGTTCATCTTCTCAGTCTTAATTACAACTGACTTGGCATCTTTTAGAGCCTTCTTTAGGTATTCTTTAGACTCAATTCCAAGAGCCTTTTCCATTAAATCTTTTGTACGAGACTCAGGGGTATCAATACCAGCCAATCTCACACGGGATTGAAACAAAATATCAAACCCTAAATCAATAAGAACATCAATGGTATCTCCATCTACTACATTTTCTACTTTTCTTACATAGTATTCATACATTTTGTTCCTCTACCATTTCTTTTATTAAATAATGTATTGATGAGACATCTTTGTCTTCTGGATGTGAGCTGATCAATACATCAGTTGCACCCAAATCTGTTAAGCTATTGATTTGCTCTTTAACGCTTTCTTTGTTTCCAAATATTGTCCACTGCTCTGACCCTTTGTTGGTATGTAAAAGTCTATCAATTTCTTTTTTAGAATTATTTATAATAACACTTAAGGACAGCATCTGTTTAGAGTTTTTTATAAAATCAGGTTTGTTGTACATCTGTTTGTGCATATTAAGCATAGAAAGGTGAGTAGCCCCATATTTTTCAGCCATAGCCTTGGTCTTGCTAGAATGACCGCCCATGACTATTTGAGATACTGTGCCATTAGACATCTTAATAAATTTATTTAGCCATTCATCTGTATACTCAAGCCTTTTTTCTGCAGTATCTAGTTTGTCATTAATCCATACCAAATCATCTATTGATGTTTCTTCTTGATGTATATCACCAGAAACAATATTTAGCATAAGCCTACTAGGTGATATATCATGAAAAGATTTAGCCATCATAGCACAGTATTCAGGACTTATTGCGTATGTTCTAATAGCTGGCATATATTTAAATTTATGGTTAGTATCTAAAACACGTGCTGCCTTAATCCAATTATCATCTATTTTAGAATGATAGACAAGAAGAATAGATTCGTAACCAAACTCATCAACTACTGCAGAAATTGTTTTTAGATGACGGGTACTAGTATCTTTACCCCTTTCCATCCAGTGAAATCTCATACACAAATATCTTTCTTAATTTTATTATTTTGCATTAGTAGTCTTTACCTTTTGCTTTATTTTCAATTAATTTATCACGTTCATCAACTACGCTAATCATAAAGGACATCATCTTATTGTATCCTTCTGGATTATCCATAATCTTATTATAGTGATGACCGCAGAACATAAGATCACCATTAAGGCCAGTGACCTTAACTAGGGCTTCTGCTGCACACGAATCACAGCGATCTGTTGCTTTAAGTATCCACTCTTTTTCTACAACTTCGTCTGTAATCATTGTACTCATAGTATACCTTTACTTTCTGTTATCTGTAGAATAGTAGCCAGAGCCATTGAATACAACTCCTACATTAGAGTATACACGAACTAACGTATGATTACAAGTCTCACATGCATACCCTGGGTCAGAATCATTAATTGATCTTTCCTTAACAACTCTGACACCACAGGGCATACAATCATATTCGTATAAAGCCATATTACTTTATTTTCTTTCCAAATTTAGCCCATACTCTTTCGTGAAGAAAATATCCAATAGCTTCCCAACCAATGTATAACAATGCGCCAAGGCTGGCGTATTCCCATTCACCAGTAAACAAATAAATAACTCCAGCAACACCAACAAGATGGAATGTCTCCCAGCTTAATGTTTTGAGAAGTGTTTTCTTTGTTGATTCCATATTACTTTCCTCTTAATGCTTTTAGAGTTGCCTGATCTACTATTCCTGTTACTGGAAGACCAGACTTCTTCTGAAATGCCTTGACTGCCTTTTCAGTTCCTGGACCAAAATCACCATCTGCATTTAGACTAAGAAGCTCTTGAACTTTCTTTACTGCTTCTCCTTTTGAGCCAACCTTAAATGGCTTAAACTCTTTCTTTGCTGCAGGTGCTGCAGGCTGAGATGTAGTTGTTGCAGGCTGTGATACTGATCCACCCTTTGACAGAAGTGGGACATTCTCTTCACCAGCATAAACTGGACGACCCCAACCAACTACTGCATTTATAATTCCCTTTTTATTCTTTACGTATGCACGAGTCTTTTCTACGCACATTCCGCCATTACGCTGGTCTCCCTTTGCAGTTCCTGAAGTATTTCCTTCAATAACTTGGATAGTTCCGTCACCATTATTCTTAATGCAAATACCAACA